GCGGGGCCTCCTTCTCGTGGGGTAGACTTACCTCAGAGAGAGGGGGGACGGTATGAGGGAGCGAATCGAGCGGTCCGAGTGGTTGAACGCTCTCGCGTTGGCGGTCGGCGCATTCGCGTTGCTTGGGCTGGCGCTGATGCTGTCGTCGTGTTCGTCAAAGGGCGTCGTACGTTTCCGCGTGGCGAACGAGACGCCGCACAAGCTGACGTTCCGCACGAGCGCGGGTGTCTTCTCACGCTCGATCACGCTTGAGCCTGGGGTGGTATGGGACGGATGGGCGGACCCGCGCTTCGTCTCGTCTCAGATCGTGGTGAGCGTGAAGTAGCTTGCTTGTTCCAACTCCTACTCCCGCTCCAGCTCCAGCTCCAGCCCCAGCTCCAGCTCCAGCTCCAGCTTCCGCTTCCGCTCCCGCTCCAGCTCCTGCTCCTGCTCCTGCTCCTGCTCCCGCTCCTGCTCCAGCTCCAGCTTCCGCTCCTGCTCCAGCTCCAGCTCATGCTCCTGCTTCTGCTTCTAAGCATCGTTGCGATCATCACGTCCTCGTCTTCGTTTTTGGTGGTGGCGTGGGGTCCTTCCCACGCCACCACTACGGTAACCCGCCTATTTCGCCGCTCGCGGAAGCTCGTGACGGTAAAGCGTAGAATCAACGATTGTGTCGAGTCGCACGTCCACCGGATCGGGGAACGGCTCTACCTCCGAGTAGGTACCTTTCAGCAGAAACTCTCCCCATCGTCCGCTATCAGCGAGCCACGACGCATCGACGAGAGTGACCGTTGTGTCGTCGATTGCGGCCACGCGCCCGATGTAGTGCCATGTCACCGTGCGGATGACGACATGGTTGCCGATGCTAAGTACTTTGGTCATACATCCTCCCTTTCTCTTACGTTTCACGGGTTTCTTTACAGCGTCACCCCGTCGTCGTCACCCACGGCGACTCGTTGTCGCGGCTCGCTCGTCTTCCAGACGCGGACGCCGGGGATACGGGCCTCGCTCTTCAGAGCGTTAACGACAGCGCGAACCTTCTTCTCGTCCACGACCTTGTATTCGCCGGGCACGACGGCGGCATCCTCGATCTCAAAGTGCCACTGATCGACGTAGTACACGCCCTCGATGGTCGGGACGGACGACTCGACCGAGATCGGAGGTGCGATGATGGGGCGTTGCGCGAGGTTCGCCGCCGACGCGGTCTTGCCCGCCGCTTCAAGCCGGGCGATCTCCTGCTCTCGTCGAGCGAGCGCGGAGACTTCGGCTTGAACGCGAAGTTGCGCCTCCTTCTCCCGCCGCTCTCGTTCTTGGGCGGCGGTCCAATCCGCCATGGCGACCTTCGCCGCCTCGTCAAAGACCTTGAGCGGAGATTCGAGGGCCTTGCGCTGGAAGCGTGTCGTCTCAAGCGCGTCACGTTGCGCCTTGATGATCGGGTCGAACGTCTCCGCGATCTGGCCAAGCAGCTTCCGCACGCGGGCACGGGCGTTGACCACGGAGATGTAGTCTGCATTCGTCGCTATCGTAATGTTCGTCGTCGCCGAAACGACCTCGGCGACCTCCTGACGTAAGACCTCGTGGATGCTCGGTTTCGTTTTCTTCGACATCGCTACCCTTTCGTCAATCGGTGTTTCTTGAGCCATCGCCAGAGACAGAGCGCGGAGATCCATTCGTCACGCGCCGGTTCGTGTTCGACGAGTTTCGGAAGGCCGTCGCCGCCGTCGAGATAGAGAGTCCAAAGCGCGGGATCGCCGAGCGAGGCGCAGTCGTCGGTCATGGCGTAGGCCGTGAGTTGGAGCCGATGCCACGGATACGACCGCCCCGTCTTGATGTCGAGAATCCCGGCGCGACCGTTGAGCTTGATGATCCTGTCGAGCGTCCCCGCGTACGCGAGCGACTCGGAGCGGACGATTCGCTCGATACCCATGATCTCGATCTTAAGCGCGTCCTTGAAGCGTCGCCACTGGTCGAGGTACGGAACGTAGCACGCATCGACCGTAAGCTCGTCGAGGTCGCGCCGGTCTTCCAGTTCGGTCGCCCTGTGAACGTCGGTTCCGAAATCTGCGCGGTCGCCCGTGAAGCGCGACACGTCGCCCATGGCTCCGACCTCGCGAAGCACACGCGTCACGCGGGCGAATTTGCGCCCATCGGGGAGTGCGTAATCCTCCCCGACGAGCCTGATTGAAGGGTCGTCGTGGTCGCCGGACATGACTACGCTTCCTCCGGCATAGCCTTGTCTTTCGGCCCCGACGAATCTTTCGCGACGTTCTCTACGTCGCCTGCGACGACGAGCGTATCGAGACGGTTCGACTGACGTTGTTCGCCGCTCTTCGTGTCGCTCCACGTCTCGACGTGATAGGTGATCGTGACGGGCAGCTCTTCGAGCTTCGCGTGCTTCGCGTCTTCGGCGGCGGTCTTCGAGTAGGTCGTCCACCGAATGTCACCCGCCTTGATCGTGTAGATCGTCTTGCCGTTAACGTTCGGCTTTTGCAGCACGTCGGAGATCGCGCCGGTCCAGGAGAGCGACTCGGGTGCGGGGTGCGCGGGAGTCGTCGCCGCCTTCGTCGCGCTCTTCGCTTGCGGCTTCTTCCGTGCGGTCGGCGATTGCGACGTCGCGACCTCGACGCCTTCGGCCTCGGCGACCATCTCCTCGGCGGGCGTCGCGTCGTACCCCGCGAGGGCGATCACGAACCCAAGCGGAAGGCGAAGGGCCTTGCTCGTTGCGCGTGTCTGAGCCATCGACCGGCGCGCGAAGTCGTCGCGTTGCGCCCAGAGCCGCTCGTCGGAGGTGCATTGTGCTTCCGCCGCGCCGACGAGGTTTCCCGCGAGCGTCCGCGCCTCGACGCGGGCCTCCCATCCGCCATCGACGCGCCGACACCAGACGAGGACAGGAAAGACGCCGAGCATGGAACCGAGCAGCGTCCAGCCCTCGACTCGGACGTGTTTCCTGCCAGAGATCGCGGTATAGAGCTTGCGCGAGTCGATCACGTCGGCAAGAGCCTTCGCTACGGCGGTCGCCTTGACCACGACGGCGGCGGGATCTTGCGTGCCGAAGAGAGTCGAGATATCGCGTGGTGTCGCGACGGGAGTTGCGACGACGATCTCGGATTGTGCGTCTGGCATGGCTACCCTTTCGTGTTGGAGGAAAAGTGAGGTCGATATTCTACGAGCGACCCGCGACGGGTCAAGGCTTCTTGCGAATGTCGACGATGGACATTGTGACGTGAACGCCAAGGGCTTCGAGCCGAACCATGAGCGCGTCGAGGATCTCGTCCGACTCGCGTACGCGGATCGTGAGACGGTCGATCTCGTCGAGCGAGCGCACTTTCGCCGTGCCGACGAGCTCGACGTGGCGTTTAAGCGTCGCGACGTCGTCGCATCTCTGGATCTCGGCGACGATATCCGGGAGCGGCGTATGTTCGCTACCGCACGCGCATAAGGTCACTGCCGCACCTCCTCTTCGACGGTCGAGTCCGACGAGTGCTCTCCGTACTCGATTCGCGCAAGCATGGCAAGGAGATCGGTACACGCGACTCGATATCCCTCGTGGTACGGGTCGGCTCCGCTCTGGATCGAGCGAAGCCGCTTGATTGCGCGACGTAGATCATTCGCGTTCATCGTGGATCTCCTCGATGCGGTCGAGCGCGTCGCCCTTGCACGCCGGACAGATCGCGGCGTCGTCGTCCACGAAGAAGACGCCGCCGTATTCGGAGAACACCTCGGCGGTCCAGGAGTGGCCGCTCTCGCAGCGGCAACGACCGATCCACACGCGGTATCGGCCGCTCTCGATGTGGCGGTCGAAGTTGGTCACGGCGACTCCCTTCGCGGCAGGGCCGCCGCGATGAGGTCTGCGAGGTGCTCCGAGCATGGCTGGCAGAGATGAACGGTTCGTGGCGTCTCCGAGATTGCCCACGGCCGCAGCGTGATCTCGATGACGTCGAGCGCACGGTCGCCACAGTCATCGCAACGACCGACGCCGGGGAGCGTGGTAACGTTCATGTCTGTCCTTTCTACTGGCGCGGAATTGCGCGTGAGCCCCCGGAGCACCGGGGGCGTGGCGCGCTATTCGGTGGCACGAAGAACGAGATAGCCACGCGCATCGTCACGCGTGACCGCGACCGCGGCGGGCTCGAACTCACGAGCGATAGCGAGCACGTCGTCGAGCGTCTCAGGGCGCTCCCAGACGTCGGATTTTTCGCGCACGTCATCTTCTGATTCAAATTCAAGCTCGAGGTCGCCAAACTCAGTCTTCGCCAAATGCGCGGGCGCGTACATCCACCAGCCGACCGGGTACTGCGCGCCGTACCGTATATCAGAATACCACAGTTGGCCGACGACAATGTTGCCCATGGCGGCCCTCCTTTGTGCGCGGAATTGCGCGTGAGCCGCTCCGACCGCGGAGCGGCGTGGCGCGCTATTCAGACGCCGCCTGGGCGACGCGTGTCTCCGCGTCGAGCGCCGTGACGACGCTCTGCGCGACCGCAGGGATGGCGGGCGCGAGCTCCGCGAGCAGCAAGACCGGGGCGGGGCGAAGACTCACGTCGCCAAGCCGCACCGACCCGCGCTGGCGCTGATGGTTGTGCCCGTCGTGGTACGAAAGATCCGCGTATCCAAGCGTCCACAACCCGTCTACCACGAGGCGATTCTCTGACGCTTCGATGCGTGGCCAGCCCGGACCCTGCGAGCAGGTAGCTGTGACGCGCTCGCGAGTGATGTAGTGCTGACCAACCCTGAGCTCTCCACGCTCACGCACCAGGGGTTCGAGGATGCTGTCGAGCCTGACCGCCCACGCGTCGCGCGCGTCGTTGCGACGGACGAGTGCGCGTGCGATCATGTCGAGGACGTTGTTCGCTTCTGTCATTGCCATGTCGTTCTCCTTTCCTGTCTACATATACTATACGTAATTGACCACGAAATGCAACACGAAATCGTCCAGAAAATCGTGATGGGTCGAGTCACCCATCATGGGTGGCTATGGGTCGGCGTGGAGCGCGACGACGTCTGACGGCGGCCGGGTTACTCCTTTCGCTCCGCGACGGCGTCCGCAATCCCGCGCTGAATGAAGTGCGCGCACGCCGCGCCGAATCCAAGGTTGCGTTCGAGCGCGTAGAGGCGGACGTATTCCGCGAGATCGACTCGTAAGCGGATCACGACGCGCTCGCTCATCTCGGCGTTGACCTCCACGGGCCGACCGGACTTCCTCTTGGGTGCTTCCATCGTCATTCTCCTAGCTTTGTCCCTGCGCGCCGTCGTCGCTCGCGACGATCCCGCGTGGGATGAATCCCTGTCTCCGAGCCCACGCAACCATACGCGTCTCGTACTCGCCTCGGTCGACGAACTCCGTCTTGCCGTCGGCATTGTGGAGCGTGAACGTCTCATGCTCCGCCGCGAGAACGATGATCCAGCCGAGGCGGTTCTGTCGAAGCGACTTGACCGCCTTGTTGTCCTCGGCACGCCTCGCACGACCGATCTTTGCCGTGAGGGTCTTGATCCGCTCTTGGATCTCAGTTTTGGTCATGGCTATTCTCCTTCTGTATCGAAGATGACCACGGCTCGAAGGGCGGGTACTCCGTCGGCTTGCGAGACGGAAGCGCGGGCATCAACTCGTGGTCGACTTCAAGCGACGTCGGGCGCAGGATGTAGACCTTGTCGGGCTCGCAGATCCAGCGTTGCGCGTCGTCGAGAATCTCGTCGCCGTACTGAGCCGCCGTCGCGTCGATGGCGTCGCGCAGGATCTCGACCGTCGAGCCGAAGACGACGATGCCGAGTCGCGGGAGACGCAGGATCGAACACGGTCGTCCGTCGTCGCGAAGAAGGCGGATCGAGCCGTCGCGTCGGTCGAGGACCGCGATAGCGTAGTCCGCCCCCGCGCCCTGGACGGCGCGATAGAACCCGCGCATCCCTTCCGGCGTGTCGACGCTCTTCCCCGCGTGCCGCTCGATCACGCGCAGGATCACCTCCGAGTCGCACTCGGACGCAAGCTTGACGCCCTCGCGGGATGCGAGAGCGCGATAGCCACGCACGACGCCGTTATGGACCAGTGCGAGCGGCCCGAGCGCGCCGCTTCGCCCCGACTGGAACGGATGGTTGTTCTCGTTCTTCCCCGGCGAGCCATGGGTCGCGAGTCGACAATGGAGGATCGCGGAGCGCGCCCGCAGCGCGATGTTCCACGCCGGAGTGCGAACGAAGTGGATTGCCGGGATCGGCCCCTTGCCGACCGTCATTTTCTTCGCGCCGTAGTACCCCGCGAACCCCGTCGCGTCCGCCCCGCGTGATTGCGTCGCGACGAGAAGCTCAGTCACGAAGAGACGGAACGCCTCCACCCTGTCGGTGGGCGGTTGACCCGCCCACCCCGCGATACCGCACACTACGCCACCTCCACGATCTCGTATCTCCTTCCTATCTACTCGTAATAGGACACTGTATGTCCACAAAAGTCAACACGAATCGAACAATCCACTTGACGAGCGACGTAAAAAAGGTACTACGATATAGGGCGTGAAAGATAGGAAGGAGATCGGTATGCCGGTCGGAGGCGCAACGTTCGATCATGGCCGTAGATTCGGCGTCGAGATCGAGGCGTACGGGCTGACGATGGATCGGGTTACGGAGGTCGTCGCGTCCGCAACAGCTCGAGGTTGTCAAGTCGTCGGGTACGGCGACGCGCATCGCACGATCCCCGCGTGGAAGGTCACGAGCGACGGCAGCGTACGCGGGGAGCACACGTTCGAGCTCGTCTCGCCACCGCTTGCTGGCGCGGGGGGACTCGCGGACCTCAAGGCGGTCTTGAACGCGATCTCCCGTGCCGGAGCACGCGTCAACCGCTCCTGCGGCCTTCACGTGCACCATGACGCGGCGGACCTCGATGTCACGCATCTCAAGGCCCTTGCAACGCTCTGGTGGCGGTTCGAGGATGTACTGCTCTACTTCGTCTCGCCGAGTCGCCGGGCGAACTCCTACGCACGCCCGGCGGTTGATCGTGGCTTCGGCTCCGCGTTCGGCCTCCCACGAACGGCGAGCGTCGCCGACGAAGTCTCGGCGTTCGCGGCGAAGATGTCGACGCGCCACCAGCGCAAGGACACGTTCGCGAACGCGGTCCAGCCGGACCGCTATTCGATGCTCAACTTCCAGGCCCTTGCGCGACACGGCACGGTCGAGTTCCGCGCCCACCAAGGCACGGTCAACTACGCGAAGGTCGAGGCGTGGATCGCGCTAACGCAGACGCTCGTGACACGCGCCCGTCACGCTCGCGTCACGATTGCTCCGCGACTCGTCGGCGAATACGCAGCAGAGACGCGGTTTTTCTTTCGTGCGATCCACTGGGTCAATCTAACGGACCCCGTCATCATCCGAGCGAAGAATCATCTCCGAGAGCGGTTCAACGCCTTCCGGCGTGAGGGCTCGACCGCGCACGATGAGGCCGAGGTCGGCGAAGGCCCTCGCACGTCGGCGCAACTCCGCGAGGCGGAGGCGGCGCGAGCGGCGGTGAGGTCAACACTCTAATAGATAATAGAGCCTTCTTTCCTATCGAGGCCGCGTCGGGGTGTTCCCGGCGCGGCTTTTCTTTTGACCCGGCGGTCGGCGAGCGTTAGGATTCGCGCTCTCGAATTCGTCGAGCCGCCGCTCACGCTACCCTTTCGACGAGTTAGCCTCGGCTCACGCGTCCAAAGAGAGCGGCGGTTCGACGGGTTCTTGATTTTCCCTTCGAGCGGTTGTATTGTGTCGACGCGTGATGGGGAAACAGAAATCGACTTCGTAGATCCGACGCCCGCTTCTGGTTCCGCCCGTCACGCAACCGAGCGAAGTCTTGGCGGGCGTTGGATCTACGTGGTCGCGTTGCGTTGGAGGGTGGGTGAACTGGTATCGTGTTGACGTCGGGGCGCATGAGCACAAGAAAGTGCGTCGCGTCGCGGAAGAACTTGGTATCAAGTTGGCCGAGGCGTGGTGGATCGTGACGCGTGTGTGGGATCGAGCGGGCTTCTACGATTCGCGAAGCGGGATCGTCGATCTAACACCCGACGAGCTTCTGCGGGCGATGGCACTTCACGACGCGGGCGTTACCGGAGTGACCGCCGAGTCGCTCGTAGACGCATTACTACAGCACCGGGTTCTTGACCGAGACTGCGACGGGAATCTCGTCGTCCACGGCTGGGCCGGACGTAACGGCGCGGCGACTCCGGCCGAGCGTGCAAGGGCGTTTCGGGAGCGGAAACGTAAGCGTAACGACGTAACGTTACGCGCAACGTTCGCGTGTAACGACAAGCGTAACGAACAGCGTAATAAGGAAAGTAACGTCTACGTACGTACGTACGAACGTACGAACATACAAACGAACGGCTCCGCCGTCGTCGTTCCCCCAGTGGTCGAAATATCAGAAACCAACACTCAATCTACAGCGAGCGATCAAACGCGTTCGCGTCGAACGCCTCCGCGTTCGCGCTCACCGGAGGCGGTTGAAGTTGCTACGCAAACTCCTCCTCCGCTTCTCGGACTCACGCTCTACGAGCAGGACGTGAAGCTCGTTCGTCGGTGGGAGGAACTCTTCGCAGCGTGGAAGATCGCATACCCCGGCGTTGACGTCGTCGCCGAGATCCGGGAGGCGCACGCTTGGGAGGTGGCGAACCCGACCCGCCGCAAGAAAGACCGGCCACGTTTCCTCGCGGCGTGGCTTGCGAGGGCGCAGGATCGGGCTCCGGTGTCGAACGCGGCGACGAGGGCGCGTGAACACGAGGCGCGTTTGCGACGCGAGACGGAAGCGCAGTTACGCTCCGAGGGTCGCTCGGAGGCGGAGATCATCCGGTATTTCGGCGGGGCCGTGCCCGTACCCGACGACGGCTCCCCGGCGTTTTAGGAGAATTCGATGCCCTCACTTGACAGCGTGAAAGACAGCCTCGGCCCGATCTTCGCGATCCTCGGGATCACGTCGCCGACGGCGCAGGAAGAGTACGCGGCGGCGATGGCGAACGCGCTTCACTGGATGCCCGGCCAGCAGTTTCACGAGTGCGTCAAAACCCTTGCCATCGAGATGCATGGCGGGCGTCGCCCCGTCCCCGCGCAAGTCGTGGCGATCTGGCACAAGCTCGCGGACAAGTTCGGTTGGAAGTACAAGCCACGTAAGAAGTGCTCTCGCTGCAACGACGCTCGCTTCGTCCGCGCCGCCGTCCGCGACCGCCGCTCGGGACATCTCTACGCCTCCGCGAAGCCCTGCTCGTCCTGCAACGGCTCTCTCGCCGTCGCCGCGAGTGAAGACTTCGACGGCCTCGACTGGAACGCCTACGCCGACGCTCCGCCCGTTTTCGACGGCCGCCCCGTGCAAGTGCTCTCTGTACGACTGCTCTCCGACGACGAACTCTCCCGCGAGGTCGCGGCGTTCTCGCCGAAGGGTGCGCGAGCGTCGCAAACGATCATCGCGGCGTTCCCCGATCTCGCGTCGAAGTACCCGAACGCGACGAATCTTGTTCAGGAGATCGCGTCGAGCGTGGAGACGGTCGCGTCGCCGTGCGTCGCCGAACGTGAGCCCGCAAGTACGATTTCGCTTGAAGAGTCCGAGGGTGACCCGTTATAGTTCGTGCCGATTAGGGGGTAGCGAGTGACGCAAGACTTCATCGCGGTACACGACGGGCCGGAGTTGATCGCTTCGGGACGAATCTCCGGCGATCTTCCGCCGAAGGCGAACTCTCGCAAGATCGCGCGGCATGGTTCGCTGCTCCGCGTCATCAAGAGCCGCGAGGCTCTCGCTTGGGCGAAGCGTTTCCGCGCGCTCGCGCAAGCGACCCTGCTTAACTACCGCTTCAAGCCCGTCGAGGGCACGAAAGATAACCAGTTCGAGCTTCACGTAAGCGTAACGTACTCGTCGTGGCGTCGTGACGTCGAAATCGAACTGCTCAAGGACGTGATTCAGGACGCCGGGATCATCAACAACGACCGCTGGATCACCCGTCTCGTCGTTGACCGGACCGTTGACCGTAGAACTCCACGAACCGAGTGGCGTCTTTTACGTCGGGGCGAGGCGTGAAGACTCTTCCGAAGCCGTACTACGCCGACGAGGCCGTCGGGATCGAACTCAACGAGGCGTATTGTCGCGTCGCCGCGGGAAGGCTGGCGCAGTCGGTGTTTGCTTGGTAGGGGGAGACGTGGAGATTCAACCGCCCATCGTGACGTTGATTCCGGTTGCGAACCTCAAGCCGTGGCCTCAGAATCCGCGCAAGGGACACGCGGTTCAGGAGATCGCCAACAGCATCGAGGCTTTTGGGTATCTCTCGCCGATCATCGTCCAGAAGGGTACGAACCGAATCATCGCCGGGCACGGACGTCTTGAGGCGTTGAAGCTCAAGGGCGTCTCCGAAGTGCCGTGCATCGTCGCGGACATCGACGACGAGAAGGCCGACCTCTACACGCTCGCGGACAACAAGCTCACCGAGCGCGCGGAGTGGGACTACGAACTCTTGATCGAGCAGTTGCGAGCGTTGCCGCTCGATAAGGCGCTCCTCGTCGGCTTCGAGCAGAACGAACTCGACACACTCTTGAATGTGGAGTGGGCACCCGAGAAGATCGAAGACCTTGAGGCGATGACGTGTACGCGGTCGATTGTTGTCACGGAAGAGCAGTACGGAACGATTCAACGTGCCGTGCTCGCGATGCGTGATGCGAACAACGATCCCGAAGTGCCGGAGGGTCGCTGCGTGGAGTTGATCTGCGCCGACTATCTGGCGGGTGTGTGATGTTCGGCTCGCGTACCATCCAGAGGGGGGGAGCGACGTTGAAGACGGCGACTCGACTACCGGCGCTCTTGGTGTCGTACGTCTACCGCGAGCCGTTCCTGCGCGATCAAGCGAAGTACCGCTATCGCGATTGGGTGCTCGACTCGGGCGCGTTCTCGGCGTACGTATCGGGCGCGGTGATCGAGAACCGTGCGTTCATCGAAGAGGCGAAGCGGCTGCTTGCAACCGACAAGACGTTGACGGAAGTCTTCGCGCTCGACGTGATCGGCGATTACAAGACGAGTCTGCGGAACTGCGAGGAGGCGTGGGAGCAGGGCTTGCCCGCCATCCCGACTTATCACGCCGGAGAGCCAGAGAGTCACTTACGAGATATCGCGAAGCGGTTCCCGAAGATCGCGCTCGGCGGTGTCGTTGGGTCCAAAAACAAGCTGTCTTGGGCGAAACAGTGCTTCGCTCGCGTGTACCCGAAACGTATCCACGGCTTCGGCTCCGAGAAGGCGATCATGGCTTTGAACCGCTCGGCGTCGGTGTCGTCATCCAGGGCGTTCACTCCTGCATGAGCATGAGAGGTGTACGTTCGGATGGAGCGATGGTCACGTCATCCATGCTGGGCGTACTACGTCACAACGACGCCGCCCGTGAAGAGTTTCTGAGGCTTACGCGATGAAGAACCCCATCGACGCCATCGAGACGAAGCTCAAGACGAACCTCGCCAACGCGAAGAAGCGCGAGGAGGACGCGAACGCTCGGATACAGACGACGAAGCCGCAGTCCGACGGATGGTTCAGCGCCCTCAAGGAAGTGGACCGCGCCCGGAGCAGCCTCATCGAAGCCGAGCACGAACTCGCGAGCTTCCAAGCGGCACGCCAACGCTTCCGAGTCGTCAACGGTGCGTCTCCGAAGAAGCACTCGATCACCGTCCCGATCTACGTCTTCTGCGTCGCTCACTCGAAGCCAGCGGAGCCGACGCCGACCATCGTCAAGCCGTTCGGTGATGGAGTCCTCGCCGTCTGCGTCCGCTGCGCCGAGATCGGTAACGCGCTCAAGGAACGACTTCAGGAGGAGATGATCTCCGGCGAGGCGAAACCGTGACGCTACCCCTCCTTCCGTTCGCAACCCCGATCCGCTACTTGGTCAACGAGCGGCGCGGAGACTACTTCGTTCGAGTCCAGACCACGCCGACGAACGGCGTCGCCACCTTCGTCTGGAAGGGTCGTTACGCCATCGGTCGTCCGTACGCCGAGGCTGAGTGGCGCAACGCAATGGACGCCGAGCACGCGATCTCCGAACTCGCGAAGGCGTACGCGATCAAGCTCCCGTTGCGCGACGGAACGGGGATAGGATAGGCTTCTAGCGTGGCTCTGACAGAGAGACAGAGGAGATTCGCGGAGGCTTATTCTAAGCTCGCGAACGCGACCCGCGCCGCTATCGAGGCGGGCTATTCAGAGAAGGGCGCGCACGTTCAAGGGAGCTTGCTATTACGCAACCCTAAAGTGCAAGCCGCGCTCGGGGCGAAACGCATCAACCGTGGGATGCACGCCGAGAAGACGTACGAGAACATGATCGCGCTCGCGGGGATCGCGCTTGAAGAGGTTCAGAAAGCGAGAGCGTCGGGCGACTACAAGAGACTCTTCTTGGCGATTCAGAACGCGGACCGCACGCTCTCGACGCTCGGCAAGTGCGAGGGCTTGTTCGCGGCGGTCGAGGCGGCGAACATCAACGTGGCGAAGGTGGCCGTGAATATGCAGCAACTCGTTCAGGTCTTCGAGAAGCAGTATGCGCCACAACTCAACGGCGAGGCCGAGTCGGTGCCGACGCTAATGATCGAGACGACCTCCGCGCCGAAGATCGAGACGACGACGACCGTCGAAGAGAGCGGGGGCGGCGACGTGTCCGCCGCGTAACGTGGACGCCGAACAAGAGAAGCTTTACCGCGCCGTCAAGCAGTCGCCGGAGTTCTTCTTCCGTGAGATCCTCGGGGCGACGCCGTACGCCGAACAAGTGCCGATCCTTGCCGACGTACGCGACTCCCGTCGCGTCGCGATCAAGAGCGGTCACTCGGCGGGCAAGGACTGGCTCGCCGCGAGACTCGCGCTATGGTTCCACGTCTCGCACTATCCAAGCATCGTCGTCGTGACGGGGCCCTGCTTTGATGACAAGACGGAAATTCTGACCGATGCAGGATGGAAATTATTCCGCGACCTCAACAAGACAGAAAAGGTCGCGTCGCTTGTTGATGGTGAGATGCGGTTTGTAACGCCAAGAGATTGGATGAACTTCCCATCTCCTGGCGAAATGATTGGTCACAAGGGGCGCGATCTTGACTTCCTTGTGAGCCCCAATCATCGGTTGTACGTTCGTAGAGAAGGATGCAACGGGCCGCGAGGCTCTTGGGGAATGCGTGAGGCGAGCGAGTGCTACGGGCAAACGCGTTTACGTTTCAGTCGCGAGGTCAAGTGGAGCGGCGTAGAGGACGCATGGAGCGAGCGGCATTACGAACTGTTCGGGTTCTGGATGGCGGACGGATACGCTCGCGCAGGAGCGGACAGAGGCGGCCACAAGCGCTACGAGGTAACGCTAACTCAAGCGTTCTTCCCAGAATATGCCCGTGATTTGCTGTTGACGCTTGGCGAGAAGGTGACGACGACGTCGCGTAAAAAACCGACTGGTTGCGAGCGGTGGCGCGATTCGTGGAACTACACCGTGCGCGGCAAGAAGTGGGCGTCCTTCTTCGTCGAGAACTTCTACCGTGGGCGCGAGAAGTTCATACCGGATTGGGTTCTAAACGCCTCGACGTCGAAACTGCGAGCGTTCATCAAAGGGTACTACGCTGGCGACGGCGACAAGAGCAAGAGCAACGGTGGAGTGCGAAGAATTCGCGTCTACGGCTCGAAAGAGTTAGCGGACCGCTTGCAGATAGCAGCGATGAAGGCCGGATACGTTGTCAACGTGCACGGCCCTAATCGTCGTAGGCGAGATACCGACTCGCTTGAATGGTCGTGCACGTTGATGGCCCGTGATGGGCACGCATTTCCGAATAGTCACGTCAACTTGTGGTATAGGCGTCGGTACACGGGTCGAATCTATTGCGTGAAGGTTGATAGCGGCGTCATCATGGTTCGGCGTAACGGCGTTTATCATTGGAGCGGGAACACAGACAGACAGGTCCGCAAGGTCGTCTGGGGCGAGATCGCAGACGCCTACAAGAACTCGCGTGTACCTATCGGCGGAACGCTTTTGACGCACGAGCTTCAAAGCGGCGATCCGCGCCACTACATGATCGGCTACACGGCGACGAGATCGGACGCTTTCCAGGGCTTTCACTCGGACAACGTGCTCGTCGTCGTGACGGAGGCGAGCGGCATCTCTCCCGAGATCTGGAAGGGCATCGACGCGCTCATGACGGCGCGCGCTCACGCGAAGCTACTCGCCATCGGGAACGCGCTCTACGAACCCGGCAGCGAGTTCGCCGCCATGTTCGCGGAGAAGGCGGCGATCTACAAGACGCACACTCTCGACTCGCGCAAGTCGCCGTACTGCTCGCCCGAGTGGATCGAGGAGATGCGGACGATCTACGGCGAAGGCTCTCCCGTATGGCTCGCGCGCGTCGAGGGCATCTTCCCGACGGACGTCGCCGATACGTTGATCCCTCTCGGCTGGATCGAACGCGCTCACTCGCGGTGGACGAACGAGGAGCCGCTTGAAGCTCCGGCGCTCGGCGTGGACGTCGCACGGTTCGGCTCCGACGAGACGGTCTTTTACGAGGCTCGCGGCCCGCGTGTACGTTGCGTCTACGTCGCGCAGGGACACGACCTCATGGACACCGCTGGGCGAGTCGCCGCGTGGATCAACGAGCAGAAGAAGACGGGAGGCGACGCCGCCGCGCGTCGCGTACGCATCGACGACACGGGACTCGGCGGAGGCGTCACGGATCGTTTGCGCGAACTTGGGCACTACGTCACGCCGATCAACTTCGGCGCGTCGGCGAGCGACTCGGAGCGATACGCGAACGCACGCTCGGAACTCTTCTTCACGTTACGCGAGAGGTTCCGTACGAACGAGATCGCGCTCGACCCCGCAGATCGTAAGCTCCTGCGTGACGTCTCGACGATCAAGTATCGTATGACGTCGAAAGGACAGATCCAGCTTGAGTCGAAAGCCGACATGAAGAAGAGACTCGGGCACTCTCCCGACAGGGCCGACGCTCTCGCGCTCGCGTGTATCCCGCAGTCGATTGCGTCGGAGGTGTCGAGCGGTCGCGTGTCGAATTCGGGCTTGCTCGACTTCATGCGCGAACAGACGCTTGCGCTACAGAAGAATTCCCGGCAAGATGCGTCGCGGGGTAAGATTCCCGTAGCGGGCCTTCCGGGGGCGGCGGAAATTTTGGAGAAGGGGCGCGATGGCGAAGCGGATCGCCGGGCCGCAGAGTGGCACTCAAGATTCGGGTAAGCCTTCGGCGGTCGTTCGCGTCGTCGGCGGTCTAGCGAAACTCGCTAACCGGCTCGGCATCATCTCGACGCCTCCGGCCGCCATCGAGAAGGGCATGGCGAACTTCACCGAGGTCTTCCAGGGCGAAGGCTGGATGACGCCCAACACGCCGATGGAGCCGAAGGAGCCGGAAGGCACGTCCCCGCGACGGTTCCAATATCAGCCGGGCATCAACATCTCGACGACTCCTCGCGGTAGCGACGAGATTTCGTTCCCCATGCTCCGCGCACTCTCGAACTACACGCTTGTCCGAATCGTGATCGAGCGCATCAAGGAGGCGATCAAAGCTCACGAGTGGGACATCGTAGCGGACGTCGAGTCGCAAACGGCGAACTACGAGAGCGACATCGCGGTCGTGAAGGACTTCCTCGAAATGCCGGATCGTCGGCACACGTGGGATGCATGGGTCGGCGAGGTCTGTGAAGAGGTTCTTTCAATTGACGCCTTGGCGCTCTACGTCCACCGCGCTCGCGACGGCTCTCCCTGGGCGCTCGAAGTAATCGACGGCGGCACGATCAAGCCGTTGATCGACGAGCGAGGGTTCGAGCCGCTCCCTCCCGTGCCGTCGTACGCGCAGTACCTCTACGGCGTCTCATATGCGGCGTTCACGAAAGACGAGATGCTTTACCGACCGCGCAACCGACGCGCTCACAAGATGTACGGATTCTCGCCCGTCGAGCAGATCATCATGATCGTAAACATGGGACTACGGCGAGAGATGCACACGCTCGCGCAGTTCACCGACGGCAATATGCCCGCCGCCTTCGCGAAGCTGCCGCCCGATTGGAGCGTCGAGAAGATCAAAGCGTACAACGAGTACTGGAACGCGCTCTTGGCGGGCGACCCGCAGAACCGCGCAAAGCTTCGATGGATTCCCGGCGGCTCGGGCGTGGGGGACGTCCAGAAGTTCCACGACGAGGAGGTCTTCGGCCTTAAGAACGAGTGGGACGAGTGGCTTGCACGGATCATCTGTTTCGCGTTCGGCATCTCGCCGCAAGCGTTCATTCAGATGACGAACCGGGCGGTGGCGCAGGAGTTGGGCGACGTCGAGGCCGAGTACGGCTTCGCGAGCGTGAAACGGTTCATCGCGCTGCTTGTGAACGAGATCATCGACGACGTGCTCGTGATGCCGCATCTACAGTTTCGATGGATCACGGATCGCGGGCGGATGGCGGCGAAGCGGATCGACCGTAACGAGAAGTATGTCAAGTCGTCGATCTTGTCCATCGACGAGGTGCGCGCCGAGGAAGGCAAGCCCCCTCTCGGCCTCAAGCCCGGAGTGATGACGGGGTCGGGTTACGTCCCGTTTCCGCCGGAAGCGTATATCACGCCGCCCTCTTGGGCGACGATGGCGAGCGAGTCGATGTCGGTTTCTCCAATCCCTGGGGCCGACGTCGAGACTCCGCCGACCGACGAGAACTTCGGGGCGGCGCAAGTCGTCCCGGACTCGCAACCGTCGAACGAGCCGAGCGTCGATGGCTTCACGCCGGAAGTCGAGGACGTTCCGCTCGAAGCGATGGCGAAGGCGTTCGACGTGTGCCGTGACGAAGAGCTTCGAAAGTGGGAGCGGTTTGCCTTGGGACGCCTGGAAAGAGGGAGGGACGTTTCCGGGTTCGTTCCGCAGTACATTGTGCGCGAGGAGGCGCAGACAATCGAGCGGGAGTTGCGGAAGGCGAAGATGCCCGATCAGATCAGTAGCATCTTCTCGATGCGGCGGTATAAGGGGAAGCTCCCTCCGATTCGTCTGCGCCCACCGAGCACGGGTGAAGCTGGGCAGTTCCGATCCGAGATTGCGGCGGTGTTGAAACCGATCCTTGAAGAGCACGCGCTCCGCGTGGCGAAAGAGAAGGGGGACAAGGTATGAGTCAGATTCTTGTCGATCACGACGGCGGGCAAGTGCTCGAACTCACGAGCGTCAACACCGATCCGCCGCCGCCGTCCTTCAAGGGCGGCGTCCGTATCTACCGCAAGAACGGCGAGGGAGTGAAGATTCGCGAGTTCGGCAAGGACGCGCAAAGCATCCTCGTTGGACAGGACTCGGGCGACGGAGACGCCGTGCTGGTGGGCAATCGCGTCCGTGCGAACGGCAACAAGGTGTACGACTCGATTGACGACGCGCTAAACGAATACGTCGGCATCACCACGGACCCGTTCACCGCGCAGCCGGGCACGACGGAGTCGAACATCGTGCTACCGAACGTCGCGCCGTTCAACGCGGTCGCGGACGATTTCTACGTCGATTGGTACGTCGCGAGCGACGCCGGTTACGTTGCGACGCAAGGACGCGAGGCCGTGTTCGCGCGGGTCACGAAGTACGTCGCGGCGACGCGGACGTTGACCGTGCAGTCGGGGGACTTCACGAGCGGGCAAGGGACGATGGTGTTGTGTCAACCATTCGAGATGACGCTCGATGCCGACATCGACGCGCCGTTGACCACGATGCCCGCAAACTTCATCTTGAACGGATCGGGGAAGACGATTCGCGGCGGGCTGTATATCACGGCGTTAGCCGCCGACATTCGCGATTGCGTCATCACGGATGGGATCGAAAGATCCATCGCGGCGGGCTCCGGCTTCATGGAGCTTACCAACGTGACGATGTTTCGACGTTCGACGCCGATTATCGGGCCGGACGCCATTCATGCGTTGTGCATCACGGGCGCTCTCGCGCGGGCGCACAAGACGATCCTCAACAACTGCAAGTGGATCGGCCGCGTCGAGAGTCGGGTCGGAAAGAACCATTGGGCCGGAGCGGGCAACGAAATGGAACCCGTCGATGATCAGCAGGGCGGCCTCTGTTGGGTGCTCTTCAACGGCGTCTCCGGGAGCGCGTGCTCGTCGATGACGGCGCATATTCAGGGACGCTTCGGCGGGATGGTGTTCCTCAACGCGACAGGTGCCATGGGCTCTGCGTGCGACGTGCAAATGGTCATCACGCCGCCGCGCGACATCTTCCAGAAGGTGCTCGGGCCGTCGCAGATCGGCGCTCGCCGGTTCTCGTTCTTCGGCGGCACGGGCGGACTGACGCTTTCGCCGTCGATCTCGGGCGGCATCCTTGACGTGACGCTGCTCGGCTTCACGCGCACCGCGCCGGGCACGGGCGAAGGCACGTCGGATACGATCTCCTACTCCGCGTCCTGGGCGCGAGGACAGAACTTCACGGGCACGATGACGGTAACGCTCGACGCTCCGCTTGAGCCGCGCATGAGGATGTTCGGTTGCACGTTCGCCTCGGCGGTCGTGACGGACGGGTCGAATTACACTGGTTCCATCACCATCACCGGAACCGCCGTGAAGCGGGTGGACTCTCCGCACGGGGACTCGCACCGATTCACCTGGTGGGACATGGTGGCCTCGATGACATCCGGGATCCCGACCGTTGCTTGCACTTCCGGCGCTTGGCAGGTCGTTGGAGCCAACTTCTTCGCCATCAACACCGGCGCGACAAACACCATCTCGCTCGCTCCGACGATCACCTTCAGTGCCGCGCTCACGCACGACGGGACGCGTATCGCGCTTGGGCAGTTCAACGGCGCAACCGTCAGCGACATGACCATGAACTGGTCCGGTGCGGTCAAGTCGATCAACCGGTCGAAGGGGATTAGCAACCCGCTGTGGCTGCCGAGCCTGGTACTGGCCGGTTCGTGGACGGTGTCCGGCGCATGGGACTACACGGACGACCTGGACGTCACCTCAGCGTTCATCGCAAACCAAGCGGTTGGTGGCACATTGACCGTTTCCGGCGCGATCGTCATCAAGCGGCATGGCTTCGCTGGCGATATCGCCGTGACGATCTCGACGGCGACCACGAACGTCACGAACACTGTAACGCATATTGGCGGAAGGATCACGGAGACTCAATCGCTTGTACGAGCCTTCGCGTCGGGCGGAACCGCGACTCTGACGGGAGCCCTGCGCGTGCGCGGTCTCCTCGCGCAAGCAGGGTTGAACGTGCTTAACGCGGCGGCGGGGTCATTCGTCTCGGGACCGTCGAGCGTGACATTCGAAGGCTGCACGATCAACGGGGCGTTCACCGACTCGACGGGATCTGGAACGTTCACTTGGGTCGGCGCGTCGCTATTCTGGAAGCAGTGCCATTTCGACGGCGTGGTCAACCACAAGGGCAACACGCACTTCACGACCATTGAGGCATTCGGTTGTGCGTTCAACGGCAGCTCCGGAAACCTCTCGATCTCGACGACGCTCGGGACGCGTCCGACGACGTATCGGCTCTGGGGATGCTCCTACCGCGCGCGGATTGAAGGACTCACCCCGGACGTGTTACGTGCGTGGAGCACTCGCCCGGCGGCTGGCGCGGTCGTGGCGAACGACATCGTGACGCTCGACGCTTCGGCAAATGCGACGCCTGCTCTCGCGGGGACGGCGGTGCTTGATGGCGTCTCTCCCGATGCCGCTGCCGCGTTGGGCAACCCCGTCATTCTCGTCAAGGACGGCGACGTTTTCGTCAACACGGTCGCGGGAGTTCTCGCGGGCGATCACCTCATCAATGACGCGGGCGGCGCGAACCCGCATCATGCTATCGCGGGAGCGCCAGTAACGGGACGTAACGTCGGCCGCGCTCTCGAAGCGCACGGCGCGACCTTCGCTGGAAAGACGTATACGGCGGTGCATCTCAGTTAACGGAGAACGAATCATGCCGATGAACAGAGCGGACGTCGAGGCGAGGATCGCGGTCGAAGCTCTCGACTTCGCTGGCAAGGACTTGTCGGGCGCGGACCTTAGCGGCCTCACGCTCGACTACGCCAACTTCGCGGAAGCGACGTTGGTCGGAACGATCTTTACCGGAGCAACCTTGTATCGTGCGAACCTCAGCGGAGCGGACGCGACGGGAGCGATCGGCTTCCTGCCGAACTCCGAGCAGTGCGACGAAGCGAACAAGACCGGACTCGTCACCTAACGTGTGCCGTAGGCGACCGGATGATCGACGGGTCCGGTCGCCTGGTATCTTGAGGGATGGATGTCGCTGACGCCGGAAGAGAGGGAACGGATTCGAGAGACGGTCGGCCGCGTCTACGCGGACGGCTTCGCCGAAGGCATGGGGCAAGTCGCGCAACGGTACGACCTCGGCGACGCCGTTCCTCCAGCCGCGACGACGATCTCACGGCCGCTTGAGCAGCGAATGGACGTTGTTACTGCCTCGGTCAATCGCTACCTCGACATGATCGACAAGAAGGCGGAGCAGTTACGAGCGGCGGGAGTGACGGGCGACGCGCTGGCCGCCCAAGTTTCCGACTACGCCCGTAACCTCGCCGAGTCGAAGTCGTCGCTGATCGCAGAGACGGAGCACGCGCAGGCACGACTCGACGGCGCGGGCGCGATCCTCGACGAAGCGGATCTTCCGCACAAGTGGCGGTTCCCGCACTTCGATCTCGGGTCGGATCACGAAGAATGCCCGGTGTGCGTGGCAATCAGGGAAGGAGCGCCATACAGCACGGATGAAGCGGAGCGCGAGGGGTTCCCCTCGTACCCTCATCCGGGCTGTGACTGATCACGGCTGGGTCTTGATTCCAATTGGCGAAGTGTCGAAGCCGGAGCAGTTTCCTCCCGTTGAGAAAGCGCCGAGATACGGACGCCGGGAATGATGACCCAGCTCTTTGAACAAAAGATGCGGTGGCTTATGATCGAGATGGGCTTCACTTGGAAGAAGAAGCGCGGCGAGTTCGTGATGATCGGCGAGCCCGACGTGCGCGTCCCGCTCGAACTGGTGGAGAACGAGCAAGTGCGCTACGGCACGTTTCAGCGTGCGATGCTCGTTCACGTTCGTCGGCAGCGGGAGAAGCGGGAAGCGAAGTCTTGACAGCGTGGCACGAATGGGATACGCCTTAAGGTAGTCGGGGGAATAGATGACGGAAGCGAGAGAGGGCGAGAACGAAAGTGGCTTCGCTCTCTTCGTTCCAATCGCGAAGGTAGATCGCGAGCGGCGCGAGGTCTGGGGTTGGGCGACGCTCGAAACGATGGACCAACAAGGCGAGGTCGTGGACTACGACGCGAGCGTGAAAGCGTTCGACGAGTGGGGCCGAAACTTCGAGCGAGCGACCGGCGGCGTCTCGCGCGGGAACCTCCGAGAGATGCACCAACCGAAAGCGGTCGGAACCGTCATCGCCTCCAAGCCCGTGCCGGAGAAGCGCGGCATATGGGTCGGCGCGAAGCTCTCGCAGTCGTCGGACGGCGAGAACGCATGGCAGAAGGTGCTTGACCGCACGCTGACGGGCTTCTCGATTGGAGCGCCGAAGGCCGAGCGGAAGATGGAGTACGACTCGAAGCTCGGCAAGATGGTCAACCGCGTCGTCGGGTACAAGCTCTCGGAGTTGTCGCTCGTCGATAACCCCGCGTGCCCCGGAGCGGACATCAAGGAGATCAAGGTACAGAAGGGGATGCTCGACGTCATCGGAGACGAAGCGGAGCCGCGAGGCGAAGCGGTCGAGAAGACGTTCGAGGCCAACGCATACGTCGATGAGTCCGGGCGTGTCTGGAAATTGGTAGAAGGCCGCGTCGTCGCGGTGAATGAACGAAAGGGGCGAAACATGGGCGATCTGGAAAAGGCGAAGAAGAACATCGGTCCCTCGCAGCGAGAGCAGGGCGGTCCTCCCGGACCCGAACGCCCCGCCGTCGCGCAGGGGAACGAGCAGATGGGCTTCGCCGCCCCGAAGAGCGCCGCGTCCGCGAACGTTCCGCCCGCCGGGATCTCGCACGAAGACGACGAGCACGCCGTCAGCGGCGAGGGTCAAGGTAAGGCGAGCGGCGTGATGTCTCAACAGCAAGGCGCGCCCACGATGCAAACGCCATCGCAGTCCGCCCCGCCTCCGGCCCCGGCCACGCCGAGCGGTACTCAAGCGCCGGTTCAACGGATGCCGTATTGTGCGATGTGCGGGAAGGCGACGCAGGGGCCGATCCAGACGCCACCCGCGCCCGCCATGCCGATGCAGCGCGCCGCCGAGTCCGACGAAATCGAAGGACTCTCGAAGCTCGTCAAGGTCATCGAGACGACCGGCAGCGGCCTGTCGAAAGTCGCCGAGGCGATCAAGGCGACCGAGGGCAAGTTCGCCTCCGTCACGGCCGAACTGAACAAGACGATCACCGCGCTCTCGCAGCGCGTCACGACCATCGAGAAGACGCCCATGCCGGGCGGTCCGATGCGTACCGAACTTCCGGGCGGTGTCCGCCCGGTCGAGAAGGGCGCGACGACCAACGGCGATGAAGGCGTGTCGAAGTCGTACGCCGCCGCGCTTGAAAGGGTGATCGCGACGACGGGCGATCCGTTCCTGCGCGATCAGTTGTCGCGTGAACTGGCGAAGTCGGTCTTCGTTCAGGGGGAACGTGACGGCTCCTCGAAGAAGGTCTTGCTCGCGTAAAGAGCACGACTCGGATTCCAACAACCAACAAGCTCGGAGAGAGATATGAGTAACCCGCTCATCCCGGTGGCGGCGGTCACCGAGGAGACGCTTCAACTCGCGAAGACGGCCTTCGACGGAGGCGGCGACCCCACGGCGCGCCCCCTCCGTAAGACCTACGACACGTCGTTGAACCTCATCGGCGTAAATCTGGAAGCGCCCTCGAAGAAGCTCTTCCCGGTCTACTCGCCGCTACGGAACAAGATCAGCCGTCAGCGCGCCCCCAACGGCGCGTCGGCGACGACGTGGAAGGCGATCACGGCGATTAACACGTCGAAGATTTGGCCCGGCGTGTCGGAAGGCAACCGTAACTCGAAGATCGTCACGGCGACCGAGGACAAGTCGGCGACGTTCAAGGAACTCGGCCTCGACGACGAGGTGACGTTCAAGGCCATCAACCGCGCTCGGAACTTCGAAGACCTCCGGGCGACGGCGTCGATCAACCTACTCTACGCTGTCATGATCGACGAAGAGAAGGTTCTCCTCGGCGGTCAAGCGACGGACATCGGCGCGCCTTCCGCTCCGACGGCGGTCGCGGACGTGGGCGGCGGCTCGCTCGCGGCGGGCACCTACACCGTGAAGATTTCGGCCCTCGTTCTTCGCGGCTACGACAAGGCGGAGAAGGCGGGCGGCGCGGCTCTCGCGGACGGCGAAAGCGACGCTTCGGCGGCTTCCGCCGGTATCGTCCTCGCCGGTCCCTCCGACGCGCTTGACGTGACGTGGCCCGCCAAGAAGGGCGCGGTCGCCTACAACGTCTTCGTGGACAAGGACGGCGGCGGTTACAAGTACCAGTCGACGGTCTTCGTCAACGACATCAAGATCCAGACGTACACGGCGTTGACGGCCGCTCCGAACGCGACCGACGAGACGGGCAACGCTCTCGAATTCACGGGCATCATCGGCAGCATCGAAACGGACGCGGCTCTCCCGGCGACGCAGTTCGTTGACCAGGGCGGCGCGGCGTTGACGTCCGACACCGCCGGTGGCATCGTCGAATTCGACGACGTGCTCAAGTCGATGTGGGACAACTTCCGCGTCGGCCCGGACGAGATCCTCGTCAACTCCGCTCAGGCTCGCGACATCACGAAGCTGATCGGAAGCTCCTCGAACCTGTCCTATCGCGTGGTGTTGCAGGACGGACAGCGTAACGTCGTCGGCGGCATCTACGTCGGCGCGTACCTCAACAAGTTCGCTTCGAGCTTCGCGGAAGGCGTGCCCAACGAGGTCACGATCAAGATTCATCCGAACCTCCCGCCGGGCACGATCCTCTTCGTCGTCCACCGTCTGCCGTACCCCAACAACCAAGTCCCGAACGTCTGGGAAGTCGAGACGCTCCAAGAGTACACCCACTACGATTTTGCGCTGACCGCGCGGAAGTACGAATTCGGCATCTACCATGACGAAGTGCTGAAGGGCTACTACTCCGCGTGTCAAGCCGCCATCGTGTGCGTGTCGTAATTCTTCGTCGTCCTTCAATGGGGTTCCTCCGACGGGGGAACCCCACCAAGGGCGTCGAAAGCGCGGAGTGCCCGTTGAAGAGCGCGGCCCGGAGTCGTCGGGATTCCTCGGCGGTCCGCCGCGTGGCGCGGTGCTTACGGTGCTTGAAAGGAGCCCTCGATGGCGTCGCTGACGAACATCCAGGATCAGTACGAGATCGCGTTACAAGACTACGGCGACCGCGTCGAGGCGCTGCTCGGAGGAACGAACGTTCGAGACAAGTCCATAGCGACGGCGATCACGGAGTGGTACTCCGAGACGCTGCCGCTCATCAAGACGGTGCTCGTCGCGGCGAACGCGACGGGGCGTTACGCCGTGCCAGGCGACTGGGAGCAGTGGTCGCGGATCGTCTCGATTGAAACGCCCATCGACCTCAACCCGCCCGCGTACTTCTCGCAGGAGAAGCTCGCGATCCACCGTATCGAATCGGGGTTGATCTACGCGCTCTACCCGAATCCGTCCGGGAGCTTTCGCCTTTCGTACACGACGGTGCACAACGCGGCGGCTCCGACTACAATTCCGTCGTCTCACGAAAGCTGTATCGGCAAGTATGCCGCGTCGATGGCGTTGATCGACCTCGCGTCGTTCTTCGCCAAGACGGAGCACACGAACCTCGACTCGGTGAACTACCGGACGAAGGAGCAGGAGTCGCGCTCGGTGTCGAAGGAGTTACGCGCCGCCGCGATCCGCGAACTCGACTTCTCGGCGGCGAAGCAGTCCTGGAACGCCGACGTCGAGACGAAGTACGGAGGGTGGCGTTAGATGCCCGACGAAATCAAGATCAACATGACAACGAACGAGATCGTCGCCCTCTCGGAGAAGGTCGAGGCCGACGCCATCTCCGCGCTACGGAAGATGATCCGCGTCGTGCGCGATCAAGTCTTGAACTGGACGCCTCGCTACACGGGCAAGAGTCAGTCGATGATCCTCACGCGGGAGGAGGAAGGCGGGCGAGTCCAGTACGTCTACACCGATCACGTCGTCAACAAGGTCATGGAGGGCAACCCGCACGCCGTCTGGAAGCGGTGGCCTCCGTTCGCGCCGCTCAAGGAATGGGCCATGCGAAAGGTCGGACTCGGGCCGAAGGAAGCCGCGAGGATGGCCGTCGCGATTCGCCGCAAGCTGAAGCTCTTCGGGATGCAGTTGCCGCTCAAGAACGACGGACGCGGCATGATGTTCAAGCGCACCTTCGACTTGATGAGGCAGACGAACTTCCATTGGGTCGTATTCCGTTCCGCCGTCCGTCAATCGCTAAGAGGGAGGACCACGTAACATGGCGACTTACCCCGACATCATGGAGCAACTCGGCGCGGAGCTTCAAGCGCAGCGCGGGATCGAGGCGCTCTACGAGTGGTTAACGAAGGTTGACGGCGCGACGTACTTCAAGGACAAGATCAACGCGGCGTACAGCAACACCGTCGAGCTTGAAGATGATGCCGAGCTTGCGGCGAAGACATCGCTCGACGGGTCGATTGCTCCGAACGTTCAGACGCAACACCTCTCGCAAGTGACGGCGTTCGAGTCGTACTGGCTCGCGACGTTCTTGGCGGACGTCCAGAACGTGGGGGCGACGGACATCGCGGCCGGTCCGATCCAGTACGTCTACGACACGGCGCTCGAGGAGAACGGGCAAATTCAGATCAAGGACCGCGTGGGCTATTGGGCGTCGCTGATTAAGGACATGATCTCGAACGCGCAGACGGTGCTCGAAAACGTCGTCGCGCTCGGGGCGCTGACGGCGCAAGCGACGAATCAGGGAGTGCTCGTCGAGTCGGGCGCCTCGGGTGACGAGTATATGCTCGACGGCACGCTCGTCTTCGAGGTCACCGACGAGACGGTCGGAGCGGTCGTCATCTCCGTGACGCTGGAACTGGAAGAGCAAGTGATCGACCAAGGGGCGTTCACGAAGACGATCTCGGCGGAACGCTCGCTGACGGTGGCGAAGGAGTTCAACGAGGGGCAGACGGGGTTGACGATCACGCTATCGCTCGGGCCGGTCGTCGAGACGGGAGACAACGGGAACATTTTCTCGCTGACGACGGTCGCGAACCCGTCGGGAGACGACTCGAACTTCGGGAAGTATTACTTCGAGGTCGAACGCATTACGGCGACCGACTTCCGCGTACGTTGGTATCGAGATGCGAACTTCATCGACGAGAACCTCGTGACGACCGTGGACGTCGCCGGAATCGTCGGGACGACGCCGCTTTCGATTCCCGGAGCAGCGGGCGGATCGACGATCTCGACGACGTTCGACAACGTGAACGCGGACGCTCATCTCCCCGTGGTCGGGAATAAGGACTCGGATATCGTCTTCGACATCAAGAGCCCTCGCATCGGCGACCGCTGGACGAAGGCGGTCACCAACACGAAGGCGGGGAACTTCCAGACGAAGATCGCGAAGCGGTGGAGGACGAGTCTTCCGTCGGCGGCGGTGCCGACGATCTCCGACGCGCTCGCGGCGAACGTAAGCATGGGATAGGACGATGCCGCTGAACATCAGGCCCGGATTCTTGATCGACGTCGTACAGTATACGAAGCCGTCGATCCCCTGTCGGCTGCTCGACCGCGCCGGGCTGCCGAAGGACATCGGAGGCGCGGGAGTCCTACGGCTGATCGTCAAGACGGACCCGACGCTCGGCGACGCGTTCGCGCTCTTCGACATCACGCCGGCGGTGACGAGTTCGTCGCAAGGGCTCTTCACGATCCCGTTCGTGACGGCGAACCTCGTAAGGCCCGGCCGATGGTCGGCGCAACTTCGGCACTTCCTCGCGCCGCCCGCGCCCGGCGACGTACCCGACGACGCCTACGAGGGCACGATCTCGATACTCACCGCGCTGCGGAAGGTGGAACCCTAATGGCGATGGTGCCCACGGTTGCGACCCTACGAACGGCGATTGCCGATGCGGTCAAGCTCGCCATGAACTCGGGCGCTCCGTTGACGGTGACGACGGTTCACACGCGCCGCCGGTTCTGGCGGGACTACGACAAGTTTGTCTCGCTCTTCATCCGCGACGACGTGGGAGGAGACATCCCGGCGGATCATATCAACGGCTGGATGATCACTCGTAAGCGTGCCGTCGAGGTCGAGGCAGAAGAGCGGTGGAGGTTCCACCGTCTTCACACGTTCACGCTATACGGGTACTGCGGCCTCCAAGACGAGACGGTAACGGAGGAGACGTTCATCGACCAGATCGAGCGGATCGCGGACAATCTTAGATTGAATCTCTCGGTCTTCGGCAACACCGAGCGCGTCGTCCCTGTCTGCAATCACGACCTTCTCGAGACGTACGACCTCGGAGATGCGCGGTGTTGGTACGCCGAATTGAGCCTCACGACGGAAGCGACAGAGGTGAAGACCCTTGCCTAGTCCAACGTTCACCGAGCGAAGACTCTACCGCCAAGCGGCGGCGCTTTTCGGATTCCAGGCGACGCCGGGGACGCCGGTCACGAACTTCACGACGGCGGCCTCACGCGTGCTCTGGATGCGTGATCTCTCGTTCAATCCAGGCCTCGTTAAGGAAGTCGCGGCCGGGGTGACGGGGACGGCTCGCGTGAAGACTGGGCAGCGGTTCATGAGGGAACGTCTCCCCGTGATCGAAATGATCGGAAGCGCGAGTCCGAAGAATATCGAATGGCTCCTGCGGTCCTGGGGCGGAACGTGGTCGGGCGTCGGCACGCTCTCGTTCAACCCGACGGAAGCCATCAACGAATTCGCCACGCTCGGCATCGTCGAGAAGGCCCCTGCGGGCGTGGGCAACACGCAGAAGCTCGTGCGCGTCTGGGATTCGTGGATCCACCGGATTGTGTTTTCGCTCCGGTCTGGCCTGTCGGTCTTGGACGCGCACGCTTACGCCGTTGCGCGAGAGTACGACGAGACGCCGCTTAACGCGCTCGGAGGGATCGTCCTACCGGCCGCGATCTCCGGGTATATGCCTCCCGCCATCGACGTATTCGCGCCTCACCAGTTCCGACTCTACCGCGACCCTGCGGGGGCGAACGTCTCGATAGCGGTCGAGGAGTTGACGATTGATCTACAGCACGGGGTCAATCACGAGACATGGAACGACCCGGCCCCGCAGATCGTGAAGGACGGACCGACTCGCGTGTACATCTCCCTGCGCTCGCGTTGGATGGACGAGACGTATGAGATCCAGGACGACGCGAAGGGGCCGACGTCGACGTTTACGCGCTTCACGGCGGAGTTCTCCGCCGGATCGAAGGCGTTCGAGATCGACCTTCACAACGTGGACTTCACCGTATCGCCGACGGGTTGGGTGGACGGCCAGTGGAGAGAGTTTCTCGTCGAAGGAGAGGCGTTCCTCGACGGCACGGACTTCGTGGACATCACCTTGGCGCCGTAGGGTGGAGGAATCGTGGAACCAGCATGGGAGTGGACCAAGAACGGCGTGCGTCTCTTGCGGGACGAGTCGCCCGAGGATCTATCATGGCGCGCACCGAATCTCGGCGAACTCAAGGCATTCGACGAGACGCTCGAACGCGCCGTGTTCATCTACACTACGCTCGAACGCGCACGCGACGCCTTTTCGGAAGGTCGAGCGTCGTACGAACGAGCGACGGCGGAGATCCGGCACTTGATTGAGCAGATCAAGCTCGCGGGCGAAGAGGTCATTGATGCGTGCCGCTCCGTCGTGCGGTTCTTCCCGGAGGGCGTTTCCAAGACGCTCGCCGACTTCTTCGACGGCAACGGAAACGCTTTCGTGAGGTTCTGTCGGGAGTTCGTCGAGACGCAGAAGCACCCAAGAGAGGTGCGAAAAAACTCATCGAGGGGGCGATCAGAGAAGTCGCGGCCGACGCCCCCCGAGACTGCGGTGAGTGTCAGCGGTTCTTAGTCGATCAGGAAGGAGAGCCCGTACGTCCACGCTTCGACGGGGAGTTGATCTCCGACGAGGATTGCAAGCGGTGTCCGTGGATCATGACGACGCCGCGCACGTTTCGATGGATGCCCCAAGCCCGTGCGCTCTGGGAGGAATGGAAGCACGCGAAGGCGACTGGGTTCGTGGCAAGACAACCGAACGTCGCGGACGCGCTCGCCTTCGAGGAGTTGGTGAGGGAGTTGGGACGGTATAGCGATGGCAGAAGATAGACTCGACATCAGGGTGGGCGTGAGCGTTCAAGGCTTGGACGCCTCGAAGAGACAGACCGCCGACCTTGAGACGAAGGCGCGGAAGGTCAAGCAGGACGTCACGAAGGCCGACCAGCAAGCGAGCGCGGTACAGCGTCGCGTTGAGAGTCTGCTTAAAGGACAGTTGAAACAAGCGGGGCGGTTCTTCCTCGCTAGCGCGTTGACGGAAGGCTTCGACGCGCTGATCCCAAATCAGGACCACAACGCATGGGCGAGACTCGGAACGCAGGTCGGAACCAACGTCGGGATCGGGCTCGTCTCCGGCGGACCGACGGGCGCGATTATCGGCCTCATGGTGTCGGGCATTCAGGTCTTGAAGGAAGGACTCTCGGCGCTCTCCGACGAGGTGAAGCAACAAAGCGAGAAGGCGCGAGTAGCGGAGAAGGCGATTCAGGACCTCTTCCGCAAGCTCGGCGAGGCCGACGAGGAGCGGCGCAGGACGTTCGACAAGCGCGTCAAGGACTTCGAGGACAAGCTCTACACCGAGTTGAGGATCGGATAAATGGCAACGTGGGTCATCGACGTTAATAACGGCGAGTATCAGTTCCCGGTCGCCTCGCGCTGGGCGATCTCCGACCGCGCAGAACTCAAGGAGAACGGGGAGACGGACTACATTGAAACCGTGCTCAACGTCGAGGTCGAGCTTGTTCCGAGCGTCGGGTCGGCCGACCCCGCCGAAGAGGTGACGACCGCCTTTCAACTTCTACGCTCCGTGATGATCGACGACACGGCCCCGAAGCGGATTCGGTTGATGAAGGATGCCGTCGTCGAGTACGACTTCCAGCCATCGGAAGGCATCGGAACGCCGAAGTGCCGCGACCTCGTACAGATCACGACAGGGGGCGACCACGCGACTCATGTTCGGGCGCAACTCTCGATCTATCACAAGCGGGAGGGCAGCGCCGGCGGCGTATTCGATCTCTCGCGTGAGGTCAGCGAGGAGGCATACGGCGGTCTTCTGATCCGTAAGCGCTGGTACGTTCGAGCGCGGGCGAAGACCATCGAGAAGGCGCGTGCCGCGTGCGTGAAGTACAAGCCATCGCCGAAGCCGCTCTACGAGATGGCGCGGGAGTTGATCGAGCAGAACGGCTATGAGATCGAGTGGATCTGGGAGCGGGCGGCGGATCTCAAGAACGGCACCGTGGTCCAGGAGACGGTCGAGTTCCTCCCTGCCGGGCAGGGATTGACGCCCGATCCCGTGGTCGGGGCGACTCCGTTCTATCACCGCCGCCGGTCGTCGGCGGGTTACGTTCGCGTCTCCGTGACGGTGCAATCGCAGTCGAGGGACGCCGTGATTGCGCCGACGCCTCACCTCGCGGACTCGGATACGGTCAAGCGGGATCGGACGCAGGAGACGGGAGGCCACCCCGTAATCTGCGTTGATCGCGTGAAGGGCATCTTCCAAGCCGTGTTCGTGGAGTTCTATTGGGTGTCGAACAACACGTTCCCGCAGTTGAATCACTCGTCGCACGCTCGTGCGTACCCGAACCCCGTCATCCCGAACGGGCCGATAGGTGGAACGGCAGGAAGGATCGGGACGGGTAGATGAGTGAAGGCAAGCACGTTGGGACGTTCCAAGGAATCCCCGTCCAAGCGGCGCGGATCGAACGCAAGCCCGGCCTCTCGCCCGACTTCGGCACGCTCGAGTTCTTCCTCGAACACCTCAAGGGAGCGGACGTCGAGGCCGACTTCCGCTTGTGGGGCGCGGCCGGGTTCAAGGAGTCGGCGGGGCCGTTCACGATGCACGTTCTCGCGTCGGCACGAGGTCCAGGGAAAACAACGACGAGCGACGCGACACCGAATGGGATCAAACGCGGCGGCGCGTTGACGCTCAAGACGCGGTTGAACAACCAGCAGACGAGCGACTCGAAGGTGACGCTGACGCCGCTCTTCCTTACGTCCTCGGCCATCGAGGAGATGCAAGAGGACATCGACGAGAATGTTCCGCACACGAAGGGCCGCGTACGGATGACGGTTACGGATATCCGCTACTGGTGGCGGGAGTTCGGCACGCCGGTCTACGGACGCTACAACATGGTGCTCGACAACGCGCAGATCGACGCCGCGACGGTGGACCCGTCCACGGGCGAGCCTTGGTCGATCTTGAAGGTGATCGACTACCTCTGCGTCTGCCTCCCCGGTCAACCGCGTGTCACGTTCTCGAAACGTATTCTGGCGAGCGACCCGAACCCGCCGATGAACCTCGACATGAAGATGGAGTTGCCCGCCGTCTGGCTGGAACGACTGCTCCTTGCCTACGGCTGGGAGCTTCATCTCTCAAATAACTCGAACGTCTATATTGCGCGACGTGGAGACGAACACACGCTTGACTCGTTCCCATCGACGCCCGGGGGAAGCCCGCGTGGACTCGGTGTTGAGAAGAACTACCGGAAGAAGACGCAGTATATTCTCGAACGCCCGGAGGCGGCGGTTGTTGTTGGTGGCCAGCGCGAGCGCCGCGTGCGAATGGCGTACGAACCGGCGTTCATCGACGAAGACAACGAGGTTCGACGGATGGCCGATCTCCCCGCTCTCTGGGGTTACTCTGTCGAACAAGCCCGCGCGTCGGCGTGCCTTAAGAGCGAGAAGGCGTACGCGGACATCCCGGCGCGGGACATCATCCAGAAGAACGCCCGAACGAAGATCGCGCAGAAGGACTTCTTCAAGCTCTACGCGCCGTCGGCGCTCTTCGGGAATCAAGGGCTCTTCGGCTCCGGCCCCGTGTCGTCGGGGACGACGCGCGACTACTGGCGCTTCGAGAAACGCAAGCACCCGTTCTTTCCCGCGCAGGACGCATGGTGGACGCCGAACGAACTCGCCGCGATGGGCGTCTCGAACAAGACCCCGGCCTCGGCGGTGCTAGTGAAGACGGGCGCGATCATCCGGGCGAACTTGATCCGCCAGCGGTACTACCCGAGCGCGGACGACGTTCAGAGTCAGTACGAGGCGTGGAGACAACGGCAGAACGAGGCGAAGAACGCGCTGCTGCAACAGCTGAGTCAGAAGCGGCAGGAGGCGGCGGCGATCTCGGCGTCGGAGCCAGATTGGGAATCCATGTCGCAATTCGACAAGACGAAGGCGACGCTATCACGCGGACAGGATCGTCTCCTCGAACTAATCGACCGGGACGTCGCCTACATGAACCGGCAGCAGGAGAAGGGACTCGCGGAGAAGAAGCAGATACAGCAACGCATCGCGAAGGAAGCGGCCGCGATTGGAAAGCAGATCGACGAGATCAACGAGTCGCTCGACGAGAACGCCGTCAAGGTGTCGGCCATTGTCAACAGCGTGGCGAAGTACGGCTTCGCACGCTTGTGGGTCAACGTCCCATGGGGAATCGTCGAGGAAGGCGAGGCGGAGTTCGACCCAGAGACGGGGCTTGTCATGTTTCAAGACATCGTTGGAATCATGGAAGCGCCCTCGACGTACGACCGCGAGTCGATCAATTTGATCGCCGACGGGATCGTGGAGGTGACGTTCGGCACGAAGGTCTTCCGGCATCACCCGGCCGATTGGTCGATCTGGACGTTCCGCGCCGTAGACGGCGAGAAGCCAGCGCTTGTTCGAATCTCGGAGGCGTCGAACCTTCGCCCATATCGAATCGAGGACGAAAACCTCGTGGTGCATGAGAACGAGGCGGGCGTCGCGCTCAACGCGGACGAAGCGGCCGAGCGAGCGGCGGACCTCGCCGCGTCCGTGCTCGGAAGCACGACGAAGCAGGACGGCTACGCCTACTCGTATCCCGGCTTCTGGAACGTCTCAACGTCCGACGATATCAACTCCGTCGGCTGGGAGTGGGACGGCGACGTGGCGCACACGTTGATTCAAGCGAACTTCCCGGAGCACTTCTCATTCTCGACGTCGCTGGCTCGCAAGCGCGAGCGGGAGAAGCTGATCTATGGCGGGTAAGGACAAACGGTCGAACTTCCGACGGTTCGCGACGCAGACGCCGCAGCGCGATCACGTCGGGCAATCGGACGCGATCTTCAAGGCGGTGGACCTCTCGCTTAAGCCGACGTCGAACGACCGGATGGCGAAGCTTGGGCACTATCAACAGACCTATCTCGGCAGCGTCTACGACTACGATCCCGTCACAGGACGAACGCGAGTCGCCGACGGAGCCCACGTCAACGACGAACGCGGACACGTCCCGCTAGAACCCGACAACGTGGTCATGCGCGACCACGACGGGGGCAAGGATCGGGTCTGGGCGCTGCGGTTGATCGCCGATCATGACAACAAGTGGCAGGAACAACGCCACCGCTCGACGGACGTGATCGACCAGTGCGACAAACAGAACTGGGCGCACTTGTCCGATCTTGTGTGGGTCAAGAAGCTCGGCGCGACCTCGCGTATGGGTCTGAACGACGCCGGGATCTCGGCGAAGCTCCTGAACGTGAAGGCGAAGACGGACCTCGGCGCGCTCATGCTCAATATCGGCAAGAAGGCGGGCTTTGTCACGGATGGCAACTTCGCCGGGCAATTCTGGCATAACCATCACCTCTCGCCGATTGGCGAAGCGGCCGAGCCTCCCTGCGCCGAAGTGATCCGTAAGCAGATGACGTTTCGCGGCGATTCCGTTTGGGACATGAACGGCGAACTCGTGACGTGGGCCTTCGACGACGAGAAGGGCACGCCGCAGGGCGATACTTGGGTCGGCAATCACTGGATCTCCGACCCGTCGCCGATCCCTCCGAAGGGCGAGCTAAACCCGGAGGCGAAGTCGAATCAACCGACGCTTCCGCGCCGGTTCGACAAGGGCATTTGGGTATGGGTGAAACATCCGACGTACTACATTCCCAACGGCTCGAACGGCTACGACTACACGGGCGTCCCTCCGACGTGCCAGCCCGTGCCGACGACGACCTATGGAGCGGACACCGGAGAATATCGGCCTCCCGTGCCAACGTACCAATGCGGCTATCAAGTCGGCGCGTTCGAGCCCGGCTATATCACCGGCGTCACGGCGAGTTTCATGCTGCCGGAGAAGACGCCGAATCTCGACCTTCGACTCGTGATCCCGTTCCGTATGCCCGTCGCGCTCGCGCTCGGAGAGGCGATGCGTTTCTCGGTCTTCTACAAGTACGCGCTCAAGTGCGGCGATCATCTTGGCGACGGCGTTCCGTACGCCGAAGTCCCGTTCGTGCTCGCGTTCAACAACACGCTCGGCGTCGCGCCGGATACGCTCCTCACGGCGGCGATCAACTTCGCCAACATCGGGGACGAGAGCGGGCAGATGGGCGGGCTCTTCAAGGTGCACTTCATGCGGCGCAGTGATGACGGCGTACTCAAAGACTTCCTGCTCGCCGACGACATGAGAATGGCGATTCGCTCGGCGGGTCAGCCGCGCCCGGCGGTCGATCAACGACAAGTGGAGGTTGAAGCGTAATGCCCGACATTCTCCATATGATGTTCTGCGAGGCGTCCTACCCGGAGAAGGGTTTCTCGGCTCAGTGGCCGGAGCTTGCGGGCGCGGGGATTCCTCCCGCCGCCGTCACGGGCTTTCGGCGGCTCTGGGCCGAGTCGGGCGGATGGTACGAACGCAGCAAGACGGGGCCGCGCCGCCCGATCTCCGACTTCCACGGCCGAACGCTCTTCGTGGATGACGTCTTCGGGGACGACGCGATTGCGGCGCGAACGGACCCGAGTCTACCTTACAAGACCATCGAGGCGGCAATTGCGGATGCTCTCGCGGGCGACGCGATCCTCGTCGGGCCGGGCACCTACACGCTCGCGGCCGGAATCACCATCCCGGACGACGTGCTCTTGCGAGGCGTCGGCGTCAACGTCGTCACCATTCAGATGACGGGCGTCACCGCCGACACGACGCTCGTGACGATGGGCGACAACAGCCGAGTCGAAGACGTTACGCTCCGGCTGACGTCCGCGCAACATCACACGCTCAAGGGCGTGCTCTTCCCCGGCACGACGACCGAGACGGCTAGACTTCGAACGACCGTCGTCGAGGTCGATAACTCCGGCGCGGGTGCGGGCGCGTCGAACGTGTACGGAGTTCACTCGAACGGTACGGGCGTGCCTGGCGAAGAGATGACGACGATCCGAGCGTGTACGATCAACGTCCAGTCAACCGGCACGGGCGCGAAGCGCGGCGTGCTTGTTGATACAGCCTCGCGCCTGATCTTGCGGGACACAAACGTCGTGTGCGAAGGCGCGGGTGGAGGAACGTTCTACGGAGTCGAAACGAACCACGCAAGCGCGATTGCGACTCTGATCGTCGGGCGCGTCCTCGGGACGACGGCGGATATCTCTCGCACGCTCGGGACGCTCTCGCTCGCGGCAACTCATCTTGCGAACGCGCTCGTCAACGGGTTGTCGTTCACGCCGAAGATCGCGTCGAACAACCTCTACGTCGGCGACGACGCCTCGCTGCCGTCGAACGCGACGCGGTACTTTCATATGGGCATCGGTCAACTGTCGGCGTCTGAAGTCAAAGTACGCATCCCGCGAGCGACGGTAATTCAATCGCTCGTGCTTCGGGCACTTACGGCCCCGGGCGTCGGCAAGACGGACACCGTCACCGTCCGCAAGAACGGAGTCGATACAACGTTGACCGCGTCGCTTGTTGGTGCGGCCGTCTCCGCGCAGGATCTTGCGAACGCCGTCTCGTTCGCGGCGGGGGACGATCTCTCGATCAAGATCGTAACCGCCATCGCGACGGCAACCTCCGATCTATCGTGTTCGTTGGAGCTTTACTGATGCCGAATTACGTCTACGAAACAGATCTCGCCGGACTCAAGGCGAGCGTCGAGACTGCTCTCGTCGGGAAGAAGGTCGAAAGCGTGAAGTTGATTCATGGCAAGGTCTACGTCGAGGTAGCGGAGAAGCTCGACGAGACGGATCAAGCGACGGTCGCGACGCTTGTTCGCACCGCGCCGATCAAGCTGGTTGTAAAAGACGAGAAGGTCGAGACGCCCACGAAGGAGGTAGTCGACGACGAGGCGAAGCCGTTATAATCGGGACGAGAGGGAGAGACGATGGACGGGAACTCCGCCTTGATCGCCGCCGTTGCGACTCTGATACCGTCGCTCGTGATCGGCGTCATCGGGTGGTTCATGCGTACGTTGATCGCGGACCTCAAGGCGTCCATTCGTAGCGCACGAATCGAGATCGGGGAGCTTCGTAAGGCGCAATCGACGCAGACCGCCCTTTTCGACGACATCCGCTCGACGATTGCTACGATGCAGCTTGAGACTGCGAGGGAGCTTCACAAGCACCACTCGGACGTTCACGCACGGATCTCGAAGATCGACAAGGACGTCGCGGAGCAGAAGGCGACGCTCAAGCAACATATCACCGACTCGGAGCATGGAAGGAGGCGCGTTTGAGAATCGTGATAGTGGCCGTGCTAATGATGGCGGCGGCGCTCGTCGCGTCCTGCGTGACGTCGGCTCGGGTGTCGCGTAAGTACGGCGAACTTGCCGCGTTGAAGCGTGTCGAGCTTGGACTCAAGAGTGAAGACCCGCTACCGGCTGACGTGGACAAGCGACTCCACGAGCAAGCGGAGACGGAGGCGGAGGCGGAGGCGGCGCAGGAGCGTAACGAAGGCGTCGGCCTCGTCGGACAGATCGCGCAAGCCGTCGGGACGGGGAACGTCGTAGGAGGCATCCTGGGGGCAATCGGACTCGGGATGCTCGGGGTTCGCAGCGTCAAGAAGATGCGAGGTGCGGCATGATCGAACTCTACGCGACGGGAAGCGCCGTCGTTCTGGGGCAAGTGCAAGTCGTCAAGCGACTCCTGCCGGATCGCTTCCACCGCTGGCTTCCGGCGTGTGCCTTGGCGTTTGGCATCGTCTGGGGGCTGACGCTTCCGGGACGACCGCTCGTCGAACGCATCTTCGGAGGACTCGGCGCTGGCATTGGGGCGGTCGGAGCGTTCGACGGAGTACGCGCAACGGTCGAGAAACCGACGGCAACGACGTAGGACGGTGCGGGCTTAGGCTGGTGCCTGGGGGCGGCTCATACCCGCTCACGCGAGGTTCGATTCCTCGGTCCGCTACTAGAATGAGATGACACCGGGCAACGGACATGATAAGCCGTTCCTCGTGCCACCCCGTGCGATGGTGCGGGCGACGCTCGAATGGTGCGCGTCGATGGTGAATTTCCGAGCGGACGTTTTGTGGGCGCAAGGAGAGAAGGCGCTAGCGACGGAGCTTCATGCGTTCGCGGCGGAACTACGCGCCATCTCGAAGATGCTTCCCCCGTAGCCCACCCTAATGGCCTCGCGTCGTTTCTCTCTCGATGGCGGCGCGGGGCCTCCTTCTCGGGGGGTAGACTTACCTCAGAGAGAGGGGGGACGGTATGAGGGAGCGAATCGAGCGGTCCGAGTGGTTGAA